TCTTCCACCTCGTCTGTTTTCCATTTGAAACATATTTCACTATAAGTGTAATTTATTATAACACAGAAATCGTTCTCTTTCAATTACCGTTCCGCATTGTTTACAGTCCGTTCGTACAGAAAAAACACCCAGGACATAAATCCTGAGTGTCGTATCTGCTTCATATCTTATTCTACTTTCATCTCAGTGCCGTCCTTGAACACCACTGTCACATCTTCCTTGCTCTTTACTACAATTTTCTCCACCAGACTGCCCCAAATGGCATCGTCAAACTCTGTAATAATGCCTGTCTGGTCTTTTAGGACTGTGATGAATCTGCCCATCTGTTCATACCTTGCTTCGTTGTCAGTAATTGCGGTGCTGACTTCATCGTACTGTGCTTTCAGCCGGTCATAGCGTTCAACCAAGGCATTATAGCGTTTATTGTAATCATCCTGGTCTTGTGCCACTCGTGCATTCTCCACTACTGCGTTCTGCGTAAGTTCTACCGTTACAGCGATTTCTCCCTGCAGGGCATCACGCTTGGTTTCCAGTTCAGAATTATCACAGAGCATCTTTCGTATCATTTCTGTGTTGGCAATGATCTCATCCTTTTCGGTAATCAGTCGGTTCATAGCCTTTATGAAATACTCCTTGATTTCATATTCCGTCAGGTGCGGAGTGGAGCATCCTGTCTTGTTTCGGAATTTATTATTGCACTGGTAGATAATGCGGCGGTACTTGTCGTTGGAATGCCACACTTTGGGACCATACCAGCCGCCGCATTCCGCACACTGCACCTTGGTGGAGAAAATACTGACTCCGCTGTAGCGTTCTTTTCCTTTGTTTCGCTTTGCAATTTCAGCCTGCACCAATTCAAAAATCTGCGGGTCAATGATTGCTTCATGATTATTTTCCACATAATACTGCGGCACTTCGCCTTCGTTGGTTTTCGTCTTCTTTGTCAGAAAATCCACTGTGTAGGATTTCTGCAGCAGAGCATCGCCCTTGTATTTTTCATTGGTAAGAATACTCCGCACCGTTGACTGATTCCATTTATCCTTGCCGCCGGGTGTCTTGATGCCGCGTTTGGTAAGTTCTCCGGCAATGGTATGCATGGTCATTCCGTCCAGGAACAGCTTATAAATCAGCTTTACCGTTTTGGCCTGCTCCGGCACCACTACAATCGTTCCGTCCGGTCCTTTCTCATATCCAAGGAAACGGCTGTAAGCAAAGCTGACCTTTCCGTCTGCAAAACGTTTCCTGTGTCCCCATGTGACATTCTCCGAAATGGAACGGCTTTCTTCCTGTGCAAGGGAACTCATGATTGTGAGCAGAAGTTCTCCTTTGCTGTCGAAGGTCCATATATTCTCCTTTTCAAAATAACACTCGATGTTATGTTCCTTCAATTTTCGGATGGTCGAGAGTGAATCCACCGTATTTCTTGCAAATCGGCTGACCGATTTTGTAATGATAAGGTCAATCTTTCCTGCCAGGGCATCGGCAATCATCTGGTTGAATCCATCGCGGTGTTTGGTGTTGGTGGCACTGATGCCTTCGTCAGAATATAATCCTGCAAACTCCCAGTCATCTCTGCCTTTAATATAATTTGTGTAATAATCCACCTGTGCTTCATAGCTGGTCTGCTGATCCTCATGGTCAGTACTGACGCGGGCATATCCCGCAACCCTGCGTTTTTTCTTACTGTCCACAGGCTTTGCGGTGAACTTATTGATAGTGGCAGGAATCGTGGTTACTTTTCTTTTCGCCATTTGTCTCCACGCTCCTTCCTAAGTTGCTTGACTCTTTTACTCATTTCCTGTCGTGCTTCCGGTGTCCAACGGCTTTTCGTTACCTGTCTCATATATTCCTTGTATTCTTCTGTGTGTGGAAAGCCTTTTTTCTTTTCTTCGTAGTTACGATTCTCTGTATGTCCATCCTGAAAATAAAATGTAACTGTACCTTCCTTTACAATGGCTTTCTCCATCACTGCATCCATCTGTTCTTCGGAAAACTCCTCGATACCAAGCACATCACACACCAGCTCCTGCATAGTCGAGTGCTTAATTCCTGTATTTCCGCAAGATTTGCAGCACCTCCAATACCGTTCCTTCGTGCCATCTGCATATGTCGTTCCCTGGCTGCGGTAATTTTCTCCGCAATTTCCGCACTTAATAAATCCCGTAAATTCGTTGTAAAAAGCTCGGTTGGGATTTTGGGCTTTATTTTTATGCCTTTCGCCCCATTCCTTTCTGCGCTCCTCTGTCCACCAGTCTGTTTTCGCCGTAGATGCCCATTTTCTCTGCTGAAGCGTTCCATCCTTAAAATGGAACTCAAGCGTATCCTCACCAAGGACGATGATCTGTTGGATTTTTTCTGTAAAGACCATTTCATCAAACACTTCAAGCCCTAATGCTTCAGTGCAAACGGCTTTCAGTTTCTTTTCCGGTATGCTTTTGGCACTGCAGAATTTTGCTCCTTTATCACTCTTGGTGCGGCAAATCCAAATGTAGTAAACTTCATTTGGATCTTTTCTTTGCCGCTTTCCGCTTCTGCGGTAATTCTTCCCACAGATAGGACACTTAATTTTGCTTGTAAAGCAGGATGTGTTGATACTCCAATTTGCAAACACTCCCAGTTCTCTTCGCCGTTGGCGTTCTGCCTGAACAGCTTTGTAGGTTTCCAGTGGAATAATCGCTTCATGCGTGTTTTCTACCCAATATTGCGGCATCTCTCCGCGATTGATTTTTGATTTGCCTGTGATAGGGTCTGAAACATATTCCTTCTGAAAAAGCAGGTTTCCAGTGTAAGTAACATTGCTCAGAATCTGTCTGATGGATGTATTGCCAAAATGCTGTCCCTTATAAGATTTAACACCCATCTGTTCCAGTTTCTTTTCGGTACTTTCTGCTGATAACCCGTTCAGGAAATCATCAAAAATCATTTTCACGATTTTGGCTTCTTCCGGCTCAACTACAAGATGATCGCCTTCCCAGCGGTATCCGTAGATTTGGAAGTGTCCATTCGGAATGCCCTGTTCGAAGCGTTTTCTCGTACCCCATTTCACATTTTCGGAGATGGAACGGCTTTCTTCCTGTGCAAAGGATGCCAGGATGGAAAGCATCAGCTCTCCGTCACTGCTCATGGAATTGATATTTTCCTTTTCAAATCTCACTTCCACGCCGATGTCTTTTAAATGTCTAACCGTTTCCAACAGGTCAACGGTATTTCTTGCAAAACGCTGTATGGATTTGGTGAGAATAATATCAATCTTTCCTGCTTCACAGTCGGCTATCATACGAAGGAACTCCGACCGCTTAGCGGTGCCGGTTCCACTGATGCCATCGTCCGCGTATACGCCTGCAAATTCCCATTCCGGCTTTTTCTGAATCAGTGCGTTGTAGTAACTGATCTGTGCAGAAAGGGAATGGTGCATCCTCTCGGATTCCATCGAAATTCGTGCATAGCCCGCAACCTTTTTCTTTGCCGCAACTGCTGGCATGGTCGGCTCTATTTTGCTTATTTTTCGCACAAAATCAACTCCTTTCGCTACTATATATCACTCTGAACGCCCGTTATAGCAAGTCAATGTCGGCAAATAATGTACCCAAAGTTGGCTGGTATTTTTCCTGCATTTTTGTATCAATTACAGCGTATTCTTTCTTCGATATCAGGCTGTTTCTCAGCATCTTTCTTGCTATGCTCATGGTAGTCTGATACAGCTTTTCTCTTGCCATCTGTTCTTTACTCATCACTGTCACCGCCAAATCTGTGAGCAATATAACAGCTGTGGGAGCAGTATTTTCTGCCGCTGACAGCCACAAAGTGTTTATGGCAGTTTGGACATTCCGTCTCCTTTGCTTTTTTATGCTGAACCAGTTCCCTGTGAGAATTCCACCACTTCATTCGGCATTGGTCTGAGCAGAACTTTTTCAGCTTTCTTTTGCTGTCCTGCGGCACTGCCACACCGCACTGCAGACAGAAATACTCTGTTTCTTCTGTCTGCTTCGGAATTTCTGTGATTTCAACCGGCTTTGTCAGATTATTCCTGCGGCAGTACGACTTTACCGTATTCTGTGAAATGCCAAGTTCCTGTGCTATTTTCAAATATCCGATGCCTTGTCTGCGAAAGGATAGAATCTGCTGTTTCTGTGATTCTGTCATGCTGTGACCTCCGTTCCGAGGGTGCATATAGTGTTGTCTGCCCTCTACAGGTGAAAGGACAAAAGGTCACTCTTTAAGAACCGAAAAGCAAAAAAATAATGCCCACCAAGGAATTAACTCCTCTATGGGCATTACTGCTGTGTGGTTATTCAGTTATCTGAGCAGTTCATTGATACGTTTCTGTACTGCAGAATAATCGTATCCTGCTACTATAAGTTTCTGCCTTCTCTCTGTTCCGTTGCCCCATTTGCCATGAATCACTTCACGAGCAATGGCATCTACAGATTTCTTTGCTGTGGCAGTCGGATAGATCTGCTTGCCGTTAGCATCAAATACAGCATAACCGTTGTTACTGTCAGCACATTTCTTTGCGTTATCCAGACTCTTGAACGCACCCTTCTGCGCCTTGGCATCTGCCCAGGACTTACGCACACGATAGAGTCCCGCTGCCGGAGCAGATGGTGTAACAGTGCTGCCACCAAGATTGGATGTGACCTTCGCCGCCAGATTGCCAAGCCTTGCATAGAGCCAGTTTCCGGGGCAGCTTTTATTGGCAAACCACCGATGCACCGTCAGCACCATTTCATCGGACTTCGGTGCGTAGTTCAGTGTTTTGTTTTTGTCCCCAAGCCACAGGAGCTTCGTCTTGCCGTTACGCCTACAGATGTCTGTGCAGAGCTTGACCAGCGAGTCATAAACAGCACTGTTCATTGCATATGGCTCGGACATATCACTGGCACACTCGATAGTAATGGCACGCTGGTCGTTGGCATTGGACGAAGAACACCAGCTGCGGTTCTTTTCCTCCACGCAAAGAGAGACTCTGCCGTCCTTGCCAATGCCGTAATTACAGCTTGCCTGCCTGGACGGACTGGTAAAGCATCCGCAGATGCTCTCGCAGGACAGCTGTCCCACCACGCAGTGCGGCGTGATGCGGTCGATGCTGTGTGTACGCTGTCCGGAATGATTCGGACTGAGTTTGGTATAGGATACCATAGAACTGTTTGTATAAGCCATTTTACTTATCCTCCTTTTCCGCTCTGTCATGAATCTGTTCCAACACCGTCTTTATCTTCTCCAGCACAGGCAGTCCCAAATGAGCGGCATTTTCCAAAAGGCTCACACCCTCATTGGAAATGTAGAAGAAAATCACTGCCGTTCTTAGCACACTTCCCGTTCCGATAACATCTGCATCAAGTATGTTTGCAATCCCAACCAACATAAAAATCAGCACCTTACGGCAGATGCCGCGAAATCCAACCTCACTGGAAAGAGTATGATCATTGACTGCACACATAACGCCTGTGATATAGTCCATTGCCGCAAAAGCAAGCAGTGTGTAAAGCAGACCGTCACATCCGCCTAAAAAATATCCAAGCCATCCTCCCAAAGCGGAGAATATCAGCTGAATTGCATTCCAAAAACCCTTCATTTTCATTCCCTCCAATAAAAAAAGACGGTCACTCCGTCCTATATCCGTTTAAGTCATATCCCCGTTCTTCAAGCAATGCCTTTACTGCCGAAAGCTGTGTTTTCGGCACAAGCTTTACGGCTTTATTCTTTTCATCACAGGTTCTTCTCTGATTGATTACCAGATGAAAATACATCTCTGTCATTTTTCATTTCCTCCCATCACGGTTTTATAAAAGTCAGCCAAAGACTCCATTAAAGTTAAATTGCTCTGCTCCTGCTGTTCATACATATCCGCCTGCATTTCCATAATGGCAAGCTCTGCATCATTTGGCTGATACACCGGTAGTTCTTCCTTTTTAACAGGAATGGTAAAGTATCCATTTTTAACTTCATGCTCTTTGCCGTTATAAAAATAGCTTTTGCAGTCTGCAAAAAGCAGATATTCGCCTTTCTCAAGGTCAAAGCGTTTCACTGCAAATTTTTCTTTTTCGATTGGCTCGGCAACAACTGCCGAACCGTAATGAATCCAGTCCGTCATTTCTTTAGCCTTGTACCAGATTTCCGTTTCATTTCTTACTTCAAACATCAAATCACCTTCCTTGATATGTAACGGTTACGGAATGAATGTAATAGCTTTTTGAACCCGAATAATACTCCACAAGCTGTACCTGTTCTCCCGCAGTGCAGTACATACTGAAGGTTTTGGATACTGTGGCAGATGTACTTGTCTGAATCATGCCGATACACGGCATAAGGTAAAACAGCGTACTGCCTCGGTCTGAAATATAATCACCCCAAGATACAGAGGATGAATCTGTTTTGCTTACATAGCTGGCACTGTTTACCGATGAGGCGTCATAAGACGCATTTTGGTCAATGGTTCTTCCGCCTACATAACTGTAGTTATTGCTTGTAGCATTATAACAGTAAGACGCTGTTGCGGTGATGATTTTTCTTACTTCAATATTTGCGGAATAGCTTTGTGCATTGGCTGTCACTGTAACTTTATAAACACCGCTTACGGGAGCAACAAACTTTGCGATACAGATATATCTGTCCGAATAGGTAGGTGTTGTAATTGAGCCTGTATAAACCGTTGTTCCCGTTCCCGTCTGGCTTGCCTGTCTTTGGGAAATAAGGTAACTAAGCTTTTGGCTGAGTATTCCCGTACTGCTGGCACTGTTGTTGGTAACGGTATAGGAGCGAATGTTGTCAAGGTATCCGGCTCTTGTTCCCGTCCAAGAGGAAAGCAAAGCATTCAGCTTGCTCATAACCGTTCCCGCTGTGGCACTTCCGCCTGTTGCATTGGCTGAGCCAATCAATGTGCTGATGATATAGCTTAACTTCTGACTCAATGTTCCGCCTGCATTTGCCGATGTGCTTGCGGAAGTATTTGAAATAACGGCATTCAGTTTGCCGTTTACCGTTCCGTCAGTCGCAGTTCCGCCTGTATCATTTTTCTTTCCGATTAGTTTTTTCAGTGTTGCAAATACTGTTACATCCAATTAACATTCCTCCTTTAGTTCTGGCTGACAACGCTTGTAATCACATCGTCTGTAATGGTTGTTTCCGTTGTGCTGTTTAAAAGCACATGACTGCCGTCAGCGTTCCATGCCTTTGTAACACAGCGGATAGCGGTATCTCCGATATTGGTAACTCTCTCCGCAATTTTCACTTCATTTAACACCATGGTTTCCGTAATGACCGTATCGGTGATGTTTGATGTAACCGCTGCACCAATACGATAGGCAATGTTGTCAAAGTCAAAGGTCTGTAATTGAGAAATATCATTCAGAACACCCTGATACCATTCATTGATACTGCTTTGCAGATGTGAAAACTCTTTCTGCTGATTGGCAAGCTGTGTATTGGTTTTATTCTCCTGTGCGGAAAACTGTGTATTCATTTTGCTTTGTACTTCATCACTGAACTGCTGATATGCCTTGCTGTATGCCGTAAAATAGTCGCTTGCCGTAAAGCCTGTCAAAGTGCAGTACACACCGACTCTTTCATCGGTAATGTTATACTGGGTAAGGCTTGTGGCACCGGAGACAACATAGATTGTGGCAAGAGGAATTTCAAATCTGTCTGCCGTCTGCGTAAGGGAAGGAACAACAGGATTTGAACTTGGTGTTCCCTCCAAAACATACACACCGCACATTCTGTTTACAAAGTCTGCTCTTGCCACCACTCGGTCATATCTGCCGTAATGGACATCTCCTGCCGTAATCAAAATGTTTTCGTCCTCATCATTGGCATAAAATCTGCCGTTTATGAAAAACGCACCTGACGCAACGGTGATATACATATTTCCGTTTAGGGCTGTCACCTGCAGGTCTGTGGAGTCCGCACCGTAGACACCGTTTGAAAACAGCTTGCTGAAATACAGAGCAAACTGTTCACTGGTGTATGTTCTGTCATAGTTTCCCTCGCTGTCCACAACAGCGTCAAAAGGGAAATAGGTTATACTCATCAAAGCACCTCATTTCTTTGTAAAAATAGTTGGAATAGCGTCACCGTAGGTAATCTCCATTTCGTATGTCTTTTCGTAAAAATGTGTTACCTTTTCAATGGGCTTTGCCAATGAAAGACCGCTGTCCGTATCCGTCAAAAGCACTGTATCCCCAAGAAAGTAATCCTTGTTGTACTGATACTGCTCAGAGTTGAGAATGACAAACTCCGCACCTGTGTTTTTAGATTTCTCCTTTAATCCTTCCAATAAGTCCTCGACTGAACTGCCTTTCTCCACATACTCTCTGCGGAGAAGTCCTTCGGATTCCGTTTCACCGTATGCGGTGTAGCGTTCTTCCTCCGTTTCCGTTTGCTCGGTATAGAGATATGCCACATTTTTATAGTCCGAGGTTTCCTCATAAATATCCGTTTCGGAAATGTTGTTGAATTTGTCACCGAAAATTACGGTACTGCTCCTGTCGGAAACAGGAACACACTGAAAAACAAGCTTTTTCTGCTCAATATCGTAGTTTAGCTTAAAGCCTAACCCGCCAAGCTTGCTGATGAATTTCAAAATACTCAGACAGTCATTTGCCTCATAGATACGCTTTACTGTTTTTTTTTGAAAAAGTCCAAGTCTTTTAAATGTGAAATTTGGGATTGTGCGTTTCTTGTCTGTTGGAGAAATAAAATTTTCCTGTATCAGACGGATACAGGCGTCCTCATAGGTTTCACCTACAGGTATCTCAAAGCCTTTGACACACCGCCACGAAAGAATGGACGTAATGTGCCTGCCTGTGATTTCGTATTTTCTCAAATCCTTGCTGTCGGTTTTATGCTTGTTTTCCGCCAAGTAAGCATTATTTCCCACCACAAGAATATCCTCCGTTACATTGATATTTCGGTAAACATCACCGTCTGTAAAGGACAGCTGAATATCTCCCACATCTCGGATACATTCCGAAAACTGAATACTGCTGTAGGACTGGAGTATGTCCTTCAATGTGAAATCAGAATAAACATCAACTCTCAAAAAATCACCTCCGTAAGAACTATTGCAATTTTGGCTACAACACCAACGGATTGTAGTTAAAGTAAACCTCCAGATTGGTTACATTTTCCTCCGCACCGTATTCAATCTCGTTTTCACCTACAAAAAACTTGAAAAAACTGCTTTTCGGTGCATTTAAAACAGAAAAATCCTTATTGCCGTTTTTATAGATAACAGGCTGTTGCTTTGTAAAATCAATGAGCAGTTCATCACCCTTATACATTTCAGCCGTAAAATACACGCCTTCACCTGTTTTTCGGTTGATGATATACGGATTTTTCACTGAACCGAAGGAGGATACAAACCGTACCGTCCAACCGCTGTCGGCATCTCCTGTGTTATTGATTTTCGTTACAAGCTGTGCCGCCTTTACTCCGAAAAGAGTATATGGTGTGAAATACTGCGGAAAGGCAAAGGACGGTTTCATGCTTGCAAGGTTATCGGTAATCGTCTGCTCCTTCCAATATGTGCCGTAGCAGATCAACTCCGTTTCCAGACTGCCTTTTCCGTTGGTATATGAAAATGTAGGTATGCTCTTGGGATAGCATGAAATAGACTTTGCGTATTCCCCGTCCGAATATTTCAGCAAGCCTTCACTTTTTGGATTGAACACACTTTTGATATGCTTTTCAAACAGACGGTAGTTGCTGTCAGCCTGAAACACCGCCTTTATGGTGATTTCCCTCGGCTCAAGGTCAAGGTTCTGCAAGGTTTCACCGTCCTGTCCGTTGTTTTTGTCGGTATAAAAAGAAGCATCTACATCTTCATCAAATGCTGTCGGTATCAGATTTGAGAGAAATGAGATGCTTATGCTTTGGTTCGTTGCCGTATTGGTATAGATTAGAGTTTCTGCGGCTTTCATTTTATCACACTCCCGTAAAACCAAGCTTTCTGAAGGTTCTCTGCAGTTCCTTCTGCTCCTTTCGTGCGGTATTTTCCGAAGAATTGTAAAAGTTCTGCGTTACGGAAACATTGGTATCTCCGCTTTTGGTGGTTACGTTGCTTTGATATGTTTTGTTTTCCTGTGCCGTCAGAACTCGTTCGCCCTTATGAAGTATTGCTTTGTAGCCGTCAAAGGGAACATAGTCCAGACCGCCTGCGTGAGAGCCGTCTGCACCGTCATTCATCTCATCATTTGCCGATCGCCAGAAGGCAAGCTTATCCTTCAGCCAGTTGATAGTATCCGTCACCCAGTCCTTCAGACTTCTCCAGATTTCCTTCATGCCTTCCCATAAGTTTTGAAAAGCATTAACGCCTGCATTGTAAAATGAAGAACCCATATTTACCAAAGATGTTACCAGTTCATTAAACTTGTTTACGGCATTTGTTTTTATCTCAGTCACCTTCTGCAAAACAGCGGTTTTAATGGTATTCCAGACAGATACAAGCTTAGGATAGAGAACATTTGTAATGAGATTTAAAATGCCGTCCTTTAAAACGGTAAACAGGCTTAAAATACCGTCCTTCAGTATAGTAACAATGTTTGTAATGTCACTGCTGATGTTTTCCCAGTTTCCGCTGAGAGCATCTGCAAACACCTGTGTTGTAGCAACAATTAAGTTCAG